TTCTGCGCGCCGCGGTAGTTGCGGAGCGTGAGCAGAAACTCGCGACGGTCCGCGGGCAGGTCGAGCCGCAGCATGGAGCGGATCACGGTGTCCGAGGTCGACGGGTCGCCGTTGCCCGTGTAGCGGTCCTTCGGGTCGCACGGCGGCTCGATCTGCCACTTCTCGAACAGCAGTTCCTGCAACTGCTGCGTCGAGCCGGGGTTGAAGGTCTTGGACCCCGCGATGGTCTGCAACTTCTCGCGGTGCCGGTACACCTCGGAGTGGATCGCGCGCTCCTTCTTCACGCGCTCGACCTGATCGACGGGCATCCCGAGCGTGTGCATCTCGGTGCAGATGCCCTGAATGGCGTGGTCGACGGGCACGAGGTGCGCCTGATCGCGGAGTTGCACGTTCCGGTACAGGGGCTCGACGACGCGCGCCGTCACCGCGACGTCCTTCCCGCAGTACTCGTGCAACTGCTCGTCGCTCTCCGCGCCCCACGCCAACTTGTTGCCCTCACGGTCCGTCTTCCACGACGGCGCGTCCGTGTACATCGAGCCGACGAAGCCGAGGTTGTGCGGCAGTTCGCTCTCGCCCGAGAGACGGTGCAGCAGGATGGTGTCGAGCAGCGGCTTCGGCGTGTACCGCTCCTGCTGCTCCATCACCATGCGGTCGTAGGACCCCGCGTTGTGGCCCACCTTGATCTTCGTCTCGTCGAGGAAGAAGTCGCGGAGCACGGCGCGCACGCGCCGCGCCTCGTCAGCCGGGTAGAACTGCGTGTAGCCGTCCTTGCCGAGCAGCCCGACGACCATCACCTCGTCGGGCGTGCCGATGCCGACGCAACGGATCTTCGCCGTCAGCGGCTCGATGCCGTCGGTCTCCAAGTCGTACGCGAAGAACGACACGTTCTGCGCGAGGAACCGCCGCAGGGTCTCCGCGTCGGGGTGGTAGGTGATGCGAGGCGGCGTCCAGCCGAGCGCGCCCGACCACCACCGCACCGCGCGCCCAATGTCGCTGCGGAAGACGTGCGTCCAGCGGCGGGCGCGCATGACGAACGACGGGTGCAGGGTCGGCATGGCGCGGACGGGGCGCCCGTTGGGCGGCGGCTGCGCGACGTCGTCCTTGTTGATCGTCTGGTTGCCCGTCATCCGTTCCACGAGGAAGCCGTCGATCATGCCGCCGCGCACGTCGGAGATCGACGCGCCGATGCCGAGCGCGTTCTTCACGGCCAGCCCGCCGACGAGCAGCATCTTGTCGAAGTCGCGGAGTTCCGCGGTCAGCCGCGGGCGGCAGCAGTCCTGCGGCTGCGACTTGAGGGGCAGCGGCGGCTCGTTCGACCGCGCCCGCCGCGCGTTCTCCTTCAGGATGGCGCGGTTCTCCTTCTGCACCTTCGCGACGACGGCTTCCAACTTGCCGTCGGGGGGACGGCAGAGGAGCGCGTTCGTGATGTGCAGGTCGCGGCGCGAGAGCCCCGCCTGTTCGATCGCCTGATCGAACTCCGTGCCCGCGGCCCCCGTGAAGGGGCGCGCGTTCCGCAGGTCGTCGAGACCGGGGTAGTCCCCGACCACGGCGATCGTCGCAGACGCGCGCGTTTCCGGGGGCACCGGCTTCGCGCATCCGTTGAGCGGGCACAGGTCGCACTTGGCGCCGAACTGGCGGGGCTCGTACGCCATGCCGCTAGACCCGCACCGCGTCGTCGAGAGCGGCGTCCTCGTAGTGCTCGTCGAACTCCTCGGCGGCCTCACGGAACACGCGGAGCGCCCGCTCGGACGCGCTGATCGCGCTCGACAGGTTGTCGTCGATCGCGCGCGTCATCATCGACTGAACGTCGGGGGACGCGTCGATCTGGTAGGACGCGTGCTCCTTCGCCATGCGCGCCGCTTCGATGAGCAGCGAGGTGATGTAGGCGAGGTCGACCGCGGACGCACGGAGCGCGGCAACGTGTTGGGGGACAGCGGGCATCGAGAACTCCAGCAGCAGCGAGTAGAAACGAAGAATGGCCGTCTCTCCGGCCTGTCACGTCTACATGCTGCCCCTCAACAGCACCCCGCGCGTGACGTTCCGCGCCGCATCAGCGTGAAAGGGAAGAGGGCGTGCGATCAGCGCAGGCCGAGCGTCGCGCGGAGGTTCGCGGCGGTCACCGGCGCGGCCCCGTTCGCCACCACCGCGGAGGGCGGCGTGACGGAGGGGGTGGTGACGGCGACGTTCACGGGGGCGGGGGTGCTCACGGTCACCCCACCGCCGCCGGCGACGGCCTCCTCGGCACGCTTGCCGTTGGCCCAGTCGGCGGGCGTCAGGAAGGAGAGGCGGTCGTACTCCTTGCCCGAGCCGTCGGTCGCGGCCTGCTTGTCGACGTAGATGTGCGCCGTGGCGCCGACGAACGAGTCGCGGCCGAAGGACACGGAGCCGTTGTCGAGGACCGCCGCGGTGTAGCCGAAGGACTCGGCCACCGCGCGCCAGCGGGCGAGCGCCAACTTGTCGCTCTCGTTCTCGGGGAGGAACACGTCCGCCGTGCGGGTGATGCCGCCGAAGTCGAGCGTGAACACCGCCTTGGTGAGCGCCTTTCCGTCGCGGGTGTTGACGCCCACGGTGCCGAAGTCCGTGCAGGACGGGTTGTAGTAGCCCTTGTCGAGCGACTTCTTGTTGCCCGAGAGGGCCTTGAGGCCGGCGAGGTTGAGGTTGAGGGTGACGTTGCGGTTGAGGTTGTCCATCTGGGACTCCTTGGGGTGTAGAACCACACTGCGCGGTGGTATGCGCCGCCATGGGGCGGAGGGGACGGGTAAGGTCAGATGAAGGTGGCGAACTTGACGGCGCGGGCGCGGCGCAGCGTGCTGCGGTCCATCGCGTCGCGGATCGTCCAGCGGGCGTGCAGGGGGTGGATGCCCGCCTCCAGCAGCATCTGGTACGACGCGTTCGCCGCGGGGATGTGCTGGTCGATGGGGAGCGTCACCCACTGCTGGGCGAGGCTCTCGACGATCTCCTCCTGCCAGAGCAGGTCCTTGTGCCGCCCGACGATGTAGCCCGCGTCGCGGAGAATCTCGGAGAGGTTCATCGGGGCGGGGTCCACGACGCCGTCGCGGTCCTTCATGACGTAGTTGGGGTCGAGGAAGCAGCGGTACGTCGAGGGCCACGGCTTGCGGTTCGGCTCGTGAACCGCGCGGTAGACCTTGTCGCACATGGCGGGCAACTGCTCGGGCAACTTGCCCGAGAGCGCGGGACCGCCGCGCACGCGGGTGCCGTCGGGCTTCGTGGCGGGCACGGTCTCCCAGCAGTTCACGACGACGTGGCACTTCGCTTCGAGGCGGCACGCGTCGCGGAAGTCGAGGACAATGTCGCGCAGGAGGCCCCACATGCGGAAGCCGCTGGCGCGCTTCTCCACCTTCGCGAAGGTCTGCTCCGCGAGGAAGGAGAGGTCGTCGACCACGATGCTGTCGTACTTGTTGTTCTTGGCTTCCTTGCGGACCAGCGCGGTGGCCTGCTCAATGTCGGTGACGTGGGCGGACGCGGGCTCGTAGCCGCAGACCGAGCGGAGCGGCTTCAGCGCGCCGGGGGCCGCGAGGAAGAGCGCGTTCGGGAACGAGTACCCGCAGTCGGTGGTCTTGCCGACACCGGGCGGCCCGTAGATGCAGACGAAGGCGGGTTCCTTCGGCGGCGGCGGGGTCATCTGGGAGAGCGAGGGGGTCATGGTGCTCCTTATGTACCGAGGTGTATGTCAGTTGTCAACGGGTGCGGTGCGATTCTTTTCGGGTCGGGTCAGGGTTCGGTCAGACGCTGCGTCCCCAGCGGCAGATCTCGCGTGCGGGGCACACGCCGTAGCGGGTGAAGCAGGTGTGCTCGGTCGGGTTTGCGGGCCACTCGTGCGGCGTCAGGTCCATGCTGTCGAGGAGCGCGATGGACTTCTCGGCGTAGTCGATCGTCTTGGGGAACTTCGCGATGAGGTTCGGCGCGGGCTCCATCATGGGACGCTCGAACTTGATCACGTCGCCCGCCTGAATGAGATTCAGAATCACCCCGCCGAAGCGGTCGCCGTACGCGGTCCCGAGCCAGCGGTAGCCGAGCAACTGGCCCGACGTGCTGTAGGCGCGCACCGTACGGCTCTCGATGCGCTGGGTCGACTTGTGGTCGATGAGGTAGACCTTGTCGCCCTGCTCCCACACGAGGTCCACTCGCGCGGTGTAGTAGTGGCCCTCGAAGTGGGCCTCGAAGACTTCCTCGACGTGGAGAACACGGATGCGGTTCTCCTCGGTGAAGTAGCGGGCGATGTACGCCGCCACGACCTCGCGCGCCTTCTCTTCCTGCTCGCGGTTCGAGCCCTTGCGGTTCGCGAGTTCGTGGATGGCCTCGTCGGGCGCGTAGTACGCCTCGGGGTCACGCCCGTTCTGCCGTTCGCGCAGACGGGCGTAGTAGTGCGCGAGCCCGACGTGGATCAACGACCCGAGCGACGTAGCCGCGCTGCCGTCGTTCAGGGGCGAGGTGCCCCCACCGCCGCTGCCCCCACTCCCCGCGCGGTACTTCCACGCGAAGAGTTGCGGGCAGCGGAGGAACGTCTCCACGCGGTGCCAGCCACGCGCGGAGGGTCCGGGGTCGATGAGGATACGGTCGGGTGTCATCTGGCATACCTATCAGGGTGCGGTCAGATCTGCACGTCGCCCTCTTCGATGACGACGCGGCGGAACTTGGTGCTGGTCTTGGTGAGGGTGATGGACTCGATGCCCAACGACTCAAACTGCGCACGCACCAACTGCAGCGCAACCCGCAGGTCGTCCGTCATCCAAGACGGACTGCCGTTACCGATAACGCTAGAAGGTGCCGGAACCGGCTCGGCCTTCGGCATACCGACCGTGCGCGGGGGGTCCATCTTGGCGAACGCCGCCTGCAACTTCTCCGCCGGCGTCGGGGTGCTGACCGGAGCCGGGGCCGGCGTGACGGGTGCCGGGACCGGGGCCGGAGCCACGGGCGCGGCTGCCGCCGCCGTGGTGACGGCGGACGGGTAGCCGGCGCTGGTGCCGTACATCTCCGCGACGTGGGGCTTCGGCTCGAAGCCGTACGACATGCACGCCGCGACGTACGCCGTGAGGTTCACGGTCGCCTTGGCGTTCGCTCCGCGGCCGAACGTGACGCCGAACTCGCGACGCATCTGGCTCGCCAGCGCGGGGTCGAGGCTGTCGCCCGACGTGTAGTTGTGCTCCGCGGCGTAGGAGAAGATGAGGATCTCCAAGTCGGAGTTGCTGATCGCGGGGCTCTCCACAAAGCAGGACGCGTAGAACTTCCGACGCTCCTTGGTCGGGAAGGTGCCACCCACGGCGAGCGGCGGGGTCTTGATGATCTCGGGGAACCCGGCGCGGACAAGCCGGCTGCTGCTCTCCGCCCACTTGCGGGTCCCATTGACCAGCGTGATGTTGCTGGCCTTCGCGAGCGACACCGCCGCGTTCGACAGGTTGTGACCCACCATGTCCGTCGCGACGTACACGCAGTTCAGACCCGTCGGAAGGCTGGTAGGGGGCTGGCGCATCTTCCAGTCCCAGTGACCCACGACAAGCATCCCGTGGCGGGCAAGGTTGCTGGAGAGCGTCCCCTGCACAAAGCGATGTTCACCGCCGACAACAAGCACGGTGATGGGGTTGGTGGGGGCAGGGGCGGCTGTGGGCTTCGACATGGTGTGGTCCTTGGTCTGGGGCTTGATGGTGACTTCGATCCAGCCACCGTGGCGGGACCGTACATACCTTCTACTTGAGGGTCGGACAGGCGTCAAGCCTGTAGGTGCAGATTTTCTAGTCGTCGTCATCGTCCTCCGGTGCGTCTGCGAGTTTAGCGAGGATGGAAGAGGCGATCGCCGCGGGGTCCTCCATCCCCGCGATCGTCGTGTCGGCGCCCGAGAGGGAGCCGCTGTTGGCAACGCGGGTCGCGCCCGCGATCTTGTCGAGCAGGATGCCAGCGACGTGTTCGTCGACCGTGCCTTCCGCGATGACGTAGTAGATGATGACGGGCCGGTCCTGCCCACGGCGGGTGAAGCGGCCTTCCCACTGCTCCAACTGGCCCGGCGTGTACGGGAGCATGACGAAGAAGGCGGCGTCGGTGCGCTGGAGGTTGAGCGACTCGCCGAAGGCGTCGCCCGTGCCGACCAGCACGCAGGGTCCGGGGTGTTCCATGTACTCGTCCACGATGCGCTGGCGGATCTCGGGAGAGGAGTCGCCGTGCGCGTGCCAGAGGGTCACGTCCTTGCCGACCGCCTTGCGGGTGGCCTCGGCGAACTTCTCGCAGTCTGCGCGGCGCCCCGTGAACACGACGACCTTCTGGCCGCTCTCCGTGTGGGACTCGATGCGCTCGATCGCCTTGCGCCGCTTGCGCGCCGCCGCCTCGGCAAGCCGCACCTCCAGCACGGCGGTAGGACCACGCTTCATGGCGTTCGCCATCTCACGCGCCCAGCCCGTGCCGACCTTGTCCTGCTCCTGCGGGCTGACGTAGATGCTCTCGCGACGCTTCGCCGGCAGTTGCGCGTGGGTCACGTTGTAGCCGACGCGGTGAACGACGTAGGAGAGCCGCTCCAGCAACTCCTCGACGTTCGAGACGCCGCTGGTGTCGAGGCCCCCGTAGAGGTTGGTCTTGGCGTCGCAGTACCGCTGGACGAACTGAAGGCGCGTGCCCCACGCGCCGGGCTCGATGAGGTCGAGTTGCGCCCAGAGGTCGTCCACGCGGTTCTTCACGGGGGTCGCGGTCGTGGCGAGCCGGCGGGCCGCGGCGCGCGACACGCGCGCCGCGGCGGTCGCGATGTTCGGGACAGGTGCGAAGGCGATCTCGGTCCCGTCGTCCTTGGTCTTCTTGAAGCCGCCCATGGGGAGAGGCTGGTCCGCGGGCACGGTCTGCCACCGCTTGTGCCCCTTGCCCTTGTGGCTCTCGTCGAAGATGACGGCTGCGGGGGTCACGTTCGCGAGGATGCTGTCGATGTAGTCAGGCAGCGCCTCCCAGCCCACGATGATGTAGGGCCGCTTCCCGTTCTCCGCACACCACGCGACGTAGGCTTCCAGCGACTTGAACTTGTCGCGCTTCCGCACCTCGGCGGCGGGCTTGCAGACGTAGGGCTCGACGGTGTGGCTGAACTTCACGACCTCGCGAGACATCTGGACGCGTGCCGCGGCGCGGGTCACGAACAGCACGGGGCCGGGCGCCAGCAGGCTCCACACGATCGCGGACAGGCTCTTGCCGCTCCCCGTGGGGTGATGCAGGAGCGCGCCGCTGCGGTCCGCCGCGAACGCGACGCCCTCGCGCTGGTAGTCCGTGAGGTACTCGGGCACCCAGTCACGGAGGTCGGCGTAGGACATAGCGAGAGGTACCCGTTCGGGGTGCACGGTCACCCCCATGAGGATGCCCGCCTCGACGAACTTCAGCCCAAGCGACGTGGCGGTGTTCATGGGGCAGAAGACCGTGCGGCCCCGGACGCGCACGCCGGGGATCGCGACGAGGGCCTTCAGCACGTCGTCTGGCAATATCGTGGTCAGGGTGAAGCGTGCGGTCTGCATGAGGTCTTCGTTAGCCTGCGGAGACGCATTTGACAAGGGCACGGGCAGCGCGGGCGTGTAGGTTCTCCCCATGTCGGCCCCCTGCACGCTTCAGAACAACGAAGTCGTGGACCGCGATTCCGCGGAGGGGTCCGACCCGTGCGCGTCGCTCGAACAGGGCTCCCTCTTCCAGTTCGAGTTCCCCGCACCCGCTCCCCCCGTCCCGGAGGTTCCCGTGGAACCGATCCCCGTCCCCGCGCCCGTCGTCCCCGCCGCTCCCGTCGAGCCCGCCACTCTCACTGCAACCACCGCTCCCGCGCCCGTCGCTCCGACCGCTTCCGACCTCGGCGCGCTCGCGCAGCAGGGCGGCGGCGGGATGACGGGCATCGTGCTCGCCGTCATCGCCGTCGCGGGCGGCGGCGCGGCGATGAAGTTCTACTCCCAGCGCTCCGAGCAGAGCCACGAACTCGCGAAGGAGAAACTGAAGATGGAGCAGGCCGCGCAGGGGCTCAACGGTGTGCAGCCCCCGCCCTGTCAGGCCGCGAACACCGCCATCGAGCAGCGGCTCGCCGCGCTTACCGCGCGCGTCGAGGCCGCCGAGGCGAAGGCCGCCGCCGCCGAGAAGAAGACCATGAGCCTCGGGGGCGAGTTCGACCCCGAGGATGTCGAGCGCCGTATCAAGCGTGTCGAGCGCCAGATCAAGGCGCTGAACGAGGAGAAGTAGATGGAACCCGTCGTCCCCGGTACGTTGCCTACAGAGGCACCCGTCCATGTCGAACCTTCCCCCAGCGCCGCTCCTGTGGACGCTGTCCCTGCTGGCGCAGGACCTGAACCCGCTCCCGCCGCTGCGGTCGCGGGCGACGCTGCTGGCGTACAGGCTGAACCCGTCGCTGCGGTTCCTGCTCTGACGAAGGCGACTACCGAGCCGCCCGCCCGCATCTACCCGTCGCTCTACGACCAGACGAGCACCACGATCGTCGCGGTGCTGCTCGGAGCGGGCATCATCGCCGGCGTGCAGTACGTCGTTCACCGGATCTACGCGACCGCGAAGTCCCCGCACGACGCGCTCACGCAGTTCGCGACGAAGATGGTCGCCCTCATCATCGCGGTGTTCCTCGCCGATGTCCTGCTCGCCGGGCCCGACACGTCGCTGCTCTCCGATCAGGACCACACGCAGATCATCGACTTCGTGCGGCAGACCGTCCTCATGGTGTTCTCGTTCTTCTTTGGACGCAGCACCGCAACGGCTTCCGAGCCGCCCGCCCCCTCGACCCCCACGGAGTAGCCCATGCCCATCACCTACACGCCCGCCCAGCGCCACGCGATCAACGGCGTCCTCTCCATCTTCGAGACGGGTCGGATGCCGACCGCCGCCTCGTACTCGACCTGCACCATCCTGCCGGACGGCGCGGGCATCTCCTACGGCACGCACCAGAGCACCGACCGCGCTGGCTCGCTCGACGCCATCGTGAAGCGGTACATCGAACTCGGCGGCGTGCACGCCGCGGCTCTCCAGCCGTACCTGCCGTACTTCGCCGCCAACGAGTCCGCCGCGGAGCCGCCCAAGGGTCCGTGGTCCGCGAAGACGCGCGCCGTGATCGACATCCTCAAGGCCGCGGGCGCTGACCCCAAGATGCAGCAGGCGCAGGAGGAGGTGTTCGACCGCGACTACTTCATGCCCGCGGTCAACCACGCGAACCAGATCGGGCTCACGAAGGCGCTCTCCCTGCTCGTCGTGTACGACACCTGCATCCACTCCGGCCCCGGCGGCGTGACGATGATCCGCAATATGTTCGCGGCGAAGTCCCCCGCGAACGGCGGCACGGAAGCGGAGTGGGTCAAGGCGTACCTCAACGCGCGCCGCAACTGGCTCGCGACCCACAAGATGACGATCCTGCACGGCACCGTGTACCGCATGGACGCGCTGAAGGCTCTCGTGGACGCGGGCAACTGGGACCTCGTGATGCCGTTCAAGATCCGCACGGTGACGGTGGCCTGATGCGCGGAGTGGTCGCACTCCTGCTCCTCCTGCTCCCCGCACACGCGGGCGAGCAGGAAGACTGCGGCCTTCTTCCGGGTGAGGTCTACCGTGCGGACGCACAACATCTCCTCCGTCCCGACGGGACGGTGATCGAGAACTGGACGGGCTGCTACATCCCGGTCGGGGCGGCGCTCTCGTTCGGCATCGTCGAGGTGCCGCCCCCCGTGGAACGGGTGACGAAGGTCGTGCTGAAGGTGACGCCGCCTTGCGGCGCCGAGGCGCTGTGGTCCGCGACCGCGATCCCACAGGCCAAGACCTTCTTCCTCGCGAAGGGCGTCAGCGAGGACGCGCTCGTGGTCGAGTCGCTGGCTTGCGCGGCGCGTCCGCGGATCGAGGCGTCGGTGATCGAGGTTTCGGAGGAACCGCGTCCCGCAGCGCCGTGATCAGCATCTTCCCGGTGGTGCAGCCGACCGTGAGCATGTCGCGCTCGCCGACCCCGTCGAAGATGGGACGCACTTCCAGCACGCAGGTCGCGCAGCGGGCTGCGTGGGCGTCGAGCGCCAACCGCGTCTCGTGGTGCTGCTCCCATGGCCAGAAGATCTCGACGGACTCCGAGTCGGGGATGCGGTGCCACAGCAGGTTGTGCATGACGCCCATGTAACGTCACTTCTTGCCGCGTGCTTGGATCGTCAAGTCCCAGAGCCGGTCGCGCAGTTCCGCGTTCGCACGGTCCGCGGAGAGCGCGTCGATGATCTGGTCGAGCGTCTCCACCGGCAGCACGACGTGCGGCGCGGTCGGCTCCACGGGGCAGTTCGCCCCGCAGAGGTCGATCTGCCCGTCCGCGGTGACGTGCGCGTGGATCACCGCAACCCCAGCAGGTTGAGGATCGACCGCTTCCACGCGGGGAGGTCCTCGACCATCGGCAGCGGGCCGTCGTACTTCTGCGCGCGGGTCCGCAGACGCTCGATGTCGTGCTCGGTCAGCAGCCACGTCTCGTAGAGACCGTCATCGGTCCGCACGGTGACGTAGTGGTAGCGGTCAACGGGGATGATCGTTCCGACTGCGGGGATGCGCGTTCCCATGTCTACTCCTCTGTCGCGTAGGTGTTGTTCCACTCGGCTTCCAGCGCATCGAGTACCACGCTGTCGGGAACGCGGTCGATCCCGACCCGCGTCTGGAGTGTCCTGTAGAGCGCACGCGCCTCGCTGTGCGTCCCGTCGCACGCCACGCACCCGTCGAGGATGGAGCAGATGTCGTAGTCCGCGCCCGCCCTCTCGTGGCACCAGAGGTCGAGGCCCATGTAGGTGGTGCCGTCGACCATGACGGTCAGCGAGATCGCCTTGTCGGGGCTCTTGACGTAATAGAACAGCGTGCTGCCGTTGTCTTCGGAGTGTCGGGTGAGAGTCATGGTAGGGTCCTTTGTGGTTTGCACGCTTGGCGTGCGGGGGGTCAGTTCTCCGCGGGCGATTTCGTCGTCGAGTCCCATCACAGGCGCCACGGCGGGCGGGAGGGGTCGAACCGGCTCCAGCCTTCGTTGCCTGTCGCGGTCCCGTCGCGGGTGCAGTACCAGTTGATCATGCCGTCGTCGCGGACGCGGACTTCGAGGTGGATGGTGTCTGTCCGCCAGTTCAGCAGGATGAAGTCGTCGGGGCTGTACCGGACCTGCGGCTCGCTGCCGCAGATGAGCGACCCTCGCGCGGCGACGCGGAAGCCCACGTAGAGGGACTCACGCGTCATACGATGACTTCCGCGTTCAGCGTGATGGTGCCGCCATCGAGGATGACGCCGGGCGAGACGTCGAGCGCCTTCGCGATCTTGTAGATGGTGTCGATCTGCGTTCCCTGCCCGCGGGTCTCCGTGGCGTAGATGCCGGCGTAGGTCAGGCCGGTCGCGTCGGCGAGGTCGTCGCGCGACATGCCGCGCACCTGCCGGATGCGGGCGATGCGGTCACCGACCGCGTTGAGGAACTCGATCAGGTCGTGGGTCTTCTCGGACATGGGCCTCCTTGGGTGCCACCTTTAGATTAACCCCGGTTTCCTGTCCGTCAAGGACTTTCTACACATGAAGTTCGAGCCGCAGCACTGCGAAGATGTTGTGGAAGAAGGTAATGAACGCGACCTTGACCAGCAGTTCCACGAGGAAGTGCGCGACGCTCGCCGCGTTCACGGCTTGTCCCTACGGTGTTCGCCTCGCTCGATCGCGTCTGCGAGTTCGTCGAGCCGCGCTCCACGCACGAACGCCACCGCGTCTTCTCGCTCGCGGCGGGCGTCCTGCGCGTTGAGGTTCTCCGCCCGCGCGGCCTCCTCGGCCCAGCGGCGCATCTCGTGCACCTCTGCGCGTAGCCGCTCGATCTCCGCGAGACAGTCGGCGTGCAGGTTCGGCACGACGTAGGCGGGGCCGTAGTTGATCTGCTGGCCGTACCGCTGGGCGTTGCCAATGCGGCACCCGTTTACACGGCACCACGGGTCGGAACAGGCACAGACGGTCATGATGGTCTTCTCGGTCATGGCTCCCCCTCGCGGCGGTGCTCGCCGTCAGTCAGTTTCGCGGCCCGCCATGCTCTCCAGTCGATAGACACGCCGTCGCGCGGCATGAGCATCAACTGAAGATCTGAAACGACGCCCACAAGTTCGTCGTCCAAGTACACGCTCGTCATGCATCGCGACACATCGCGTACCGTCCACAGCACGCCTTCCGGGCGGTCTCCGACTTCCTTCACTTGTCCTCCTCGCGGCGGTGCGCGCTACGTTCGATGCAGTTGTGCGGTGCAACCGGGCCGTGCTCGTGCCCTTCCATCACGCCCCAGCGGTGGAACGAGAACACCGCTCACCGACCCGGAAACATGCGCTGGAAGTCATCGACCATGCGCCGGGTGTCGCGCTTGACCGTCCACCAGACCCACGCCACAAGCCCGCACGCCAATAGCGCGAAGGATGCCGCCCACACGTTCATCGCTCCTCCTCGCGTGTCTTGAGTTCGTCGTTGGTCATGTGGTCTCGTTCGCCGCAGCGCGGAGGCGTTCCAGTTCCAGCAACCGACCGAGCGCGACATTGGGGTCGTCCGTCCACTCGATGCCGTTGTAGCGGTCGAGGTCGGTGAGGAAGGCGTCAGCGCGGACTTGTCGCCAGCGATGCATCAGCACATCCCCCCGCACGGACGTTCCCCGCAGATACCAGTAGTCGTCGTCCTTATAGGTGAGTTGCAGCGGGTGCGTGAGGTCGTATGTGACTCGGTCGTCGGGCACGCGCTCGTTACACAGGCGGGCGAGGTCGATCATGTCGTCGGTCATGGCTCCTCCTCGCGGCGGTGCCAGCCGCGCTGAATGTTGGTCGCGAGCAGCCGCAGGTGATCACCGATACCACGCGGCCCGAGCGTGTTGACGCCCGCCGCTAACTCACTCAAGTATGCCACCGTCGCCTTACGCTCCTCGCGAACGGCCTGCTCGATTGCCTCGGTTATCTCTGCGGCCAACTGCTCCCGCAGTTGCACGAGCGCGGTACGGACGGCGTCTTCGGATACTTGGCTCATGGCGTGTCCTTGTAGGTGGGAAGGAAGAGAAGAGCGACGGCTGCGTCGATGATGGATGGCGGGAAGCCAGCGTCGCGCGCGGCCTGCTCGCAGGACGGGTCGAGGGTATTGACCTCGAACGCGAAGGTCATGTCCCCGCGTCCCGTCTCGGCAGTCACGGTGACACCGAAACCCGGCCCACCGTCCTGTCGGTGCAGCCGCCACGCGGAGGGGGAGGTGGGCAGGTTCATCACTTGTTCCCCTTGCGGCGGTGCTCGCCGCGTTCGAGACCACCAACGATACGAAGCAAGAGGCCCCGCGCGTGACCGTCTGGTGTATCTGCTGCGTCGCGGAGCCACGCCACCACGGCGGCGCGCTCCTCGGCCTTGGCAGTAGCGATAATCGTTGCGATGGCTTCGACGTCTCGCGCTGCCCACGAGGACACCGCAGCAAGGTGCCTCGCCATCTTCCAGTCCGCTTCTTCTGGCTCTGTCATTTCTCCTCCTCGCGGCGGTGCTCGCCGCGCTCGATGTCAGCGGCGATGTTGCGGCGCACGTTGCAGTACGCGCAGAACCGATCCTCATGCCCAGGTGACCTGCATTCTGCACGCAGCCACGCCACCACGGCGGCGCGCTCCCCGCGGGCCTTC